GGACATGCAAATCCAGGAAAATCATCAGGCTCTAATCGTGTTATATATTTGTCCTTAGCTCCTGAAAGTGGATATCCAATCGACGATTGCGGATTTATTTTATCAATAAACCGCAAACCGTCTATACCACATAAATTCTCCATTTGCGTTAAAGGACGAATATGCGCAGCTAATTCAGGAATGCGTTTTATGCATCCTATCATATGCTGAGTATAATCATCCACTGCTAATACTAACAAGGACGGTTCAACTCCAATTGACGGATTACATGAAACCAATAATGATTTCTCCCAAGCATCTCCTTTAAAAAACTTAGGCTTGTCAAAAAGTTTCTCCACAAAACACTTCTCACAAACTGCATCCGCAATGGGAGTTTCAATCACTTCTGAATAATATGTAGCTCGGCCAGTACAAGTGCCATACACATCTAAATGTGCACTTGCAGGTAACTTGTTCACAGGACTCTTCTCATGTATATTTTTCGTCAATACAATAGGCTTATCATACATCTGCTCATGCAAAACACCCTGTGATGCGCCAATACACACACCTGATAACTGCGACAACATCTCTCTCGCCTGTTCATACTCGGCGCGTGTGATCATATTTAATGCACCATTATGCTCACCGTTGGTACCCGCGACATGAAATCCAGAAATCATAGCTTCACGCGTGTTAGTTACTAATGTTCCCATACACAAACCAGGTCCAGTCCTAATGCCCAAAACATATTCTGCTCCAAAATACTGCTTTTTTGCATTTGTATGTATAATTCCGAATTTACCAACTGTATCACATGTAACAAGCTTTGGAACTGTTTCATTCCACATATGCTTGTACACAAAACGCATCGGCACTTTTCGGTCTTTTTCATATCGCACAAGGGGCAAATATGCTCGCAAATCTGCCCAAGACCCTGCATTAGGTATATAAACTAAACTCATATCAGAATCAGCAATGGCGACTGCATGAGCAACCGAAATAATCGCATGGAAAACTTGTATTCTTTTAGTTCCCCTTAAAATACGAATCTCCAAATTCTCTCGACCACTTTTCCATAAATGTCTTGGAACCAGTGCCACATTCGACTCTAAAAACACCATACCACATGCAGGCTTATATTCACCTCCATCAAGATATTCCCATTGCACTTGATTGGTCCACAACTTCCGGCATAACTGCTCAGTAGTTGCTGTTTTACTAACTTCCGAACAAGGTATAGGCGCTATATTTACAGAATCCCAATTCTGCTCCACTGCTATAGTTTCTATCAATTCAGCCTCTTTATCTCGTTCAACAATATCCTCCATCTTTGAAGGAGATAAATTGCCTTGCTCTTCGTAAAACGTTACGTTAAGGTGGCGATATATACATGCTAAACCGTATACTGCACCCAAAACTAAGCATCCATTGGTAACATAAGTCACAAAGGAACCTCTAATCTCCTTAAATGTTGCGCTCATCCCATCATTGTCTGCACAAATTCGCGCATACAACCGCGCTTTCTCAGTCTCAACCGTCTGTGCAAGTTTCACAAGACTATAACAAAATAAAATAACATGCATAAATCGCACATAACCCGTCACTAAAAGAGCACTGCACAATGTATACAATGCTAATAAACCAAAGAAAACATATCTAAATCTTATTCTACTAGCAATTTCATCACTGCGTATCCACAATACCGAATTCATGACATCTTCATTCAACAACCACTGAGGTGGTATCCAATTTGTCCATTGCATATAAGGATTGTCCTCTAAAAACTTAAGCCTACGCTGCATTTGATGCAACAACTCAGCTTCTATCTTTTCTTCCAAACGCTCCCACAATGAAATTGCCTTCTTTTTCCTCTTATACCAAGTATTGACAGCAAACGTGGCGATCATGGCACCAAACTGGTCATCATAATCTATTTCATCCAAACATTCACAACATGTACCAGGTAAACCGCATTCTTC